AAGGATGAGGCAAAGACCATACAAGATTTAGAGAAAGCAATCTTTTATATTAAAGATGAAATAAATAGACTAGAAGGCAAGTATGTCAACTGAAGACGATCTCGTTAAGCATCTTGACCAAGTCAACTTGGTAGTAGAAGAATACCTAAAGGGCAATGACCCAACAGTTATTTCTAAGCAACTATCAATCCCACGACAAAAGGTTGTAACACTTATTAATGAGTGGAAGGTTATGGCATCTGCAAATGATGCTATCCGTGCTCGTGCTAAAGAAGCACTTGCTGCAGCAGATACACATTACAGCAAGTTAGTCTCTCGTACATATGAAGTTATTGATGAGGCATCTATGACTAACAATCTTAGTGCAAAGACCGCAGCAATTAAACTTGTAATGGACATTGAATCCAAGCGTATTGATATGCTGCAGAAGGCTGGACTCCTTGAGAATAAAGAACTTGCTGAAGAGATGATGGAAATTGAAAAGCGTCAAGAGATTCTCGTGTTAATTCTAAAAGACATCGCCTCAGAGTATCCACAGGTTCGTGATGAAATTATGCGTAGGCTTTCTGCATTTGCAAAAGACAACGAGGTGATCACAGTTGTCCACGATGTTCAATGAGTTTCTTGAGGCACTTCAGGCTGATCACTTTGACGAAACTCCAGTAGATGCAAGAACCTTTGTAGAGGGTGAAGCCTACCTTGGCCAGCCCCCTCTATCAGATATTCAATACGATATTGTTGAGGCAATGAGCCAAATCTATCGTAAAGAAGACCTGATTAACATAATGGGTGAAGAAAAGGGTACACAGTATTACAACAAGTACACAAAGAACGAAATCATTCTGCAACTTGGCAAGGGATCTGGAAAAGACTTCACATCAACCGTAGCATGCTCATACATCGTATATAAACTTCTATGCTTAAAAGACCCAGCAAAGTATTTTGGTAAGCCATCTGGAGATGCTATCGACTTAATCAACGTTGCTATTAACGCACAACAAGCAAAGAATGTTTTCTTTAAAGGTTTTAAATCAAAGATTGAAAGATCCCCATGGTTTGCAGGAAAGTATTATGCAAAGGCTGACTCTGTTGAGTTTGATAAATCTATTACAGTTTACTCTGGTCACTCAGAGCGTGAATCACATGAAGGCTTGAATTTGTTACTTGCAGTTCTTGACGAGATTTCTGGTTTTGCATCTGAGGTTGGAACAGGTAATGAGCAAGGAAAAACTGCTGATAACATCTACAAGGCTTTTCGTGGTTCAGTAGACTCTCGCTTCCCTGATCTTGGTAAGGTTGTTTTGCTTTCATTCCCAAGATATCCTGGCGACTTTATTTCAGAAAAGTATGAGGACGTTGTTGCTGAAAAAGAAGTTATAGAGCGAACACACAAGTTTATAATTAATCCAGTGCTTCCAGAAGATAGTCCAGATAACTCTTTTGAAATTTCGTGGGATGAAGATCAAATCACATCATACAAATATCCAGGGGTATTTGCACTAAAGAGACCTACTTGGGAAGTAAACCCAACACGAAAGATTGATGATTTTAAGATTGCTTTTATGACTGATCTTGGAGATGCCATGATGCGCTTTGCATGTGTACCAACATTTGCCTCTGACGCATTTTTTAAGCAGGCAGACAAGGTTAGATCTTGCATGACGCTTAGAAACCCAGTAGACAACTTTAGAAGGTTTGACGAAGGGTTTAAGCCAGATCCAACAAAGAAGTATTATGTTCACGCTGACCTTGCACAGAAGCACGATAAGTGTGCTGTAGCAATTGCACATGTAGAAAAATGGGTAAATATTCAGGTAATTAACAACTACGAACAAGTAGCACCTATTGTAGTAGTAGATGCAGTGGCATGGTGGGAACCAAAAGTAGAAGGTCCAGTTAATCTGTCTGAGGTTAAGCAGTGGATTCAAAACCTTAGAAGGCTTGGGTTTGATATTGGAATGGTTTCCTTTGACCGTTGGCAGTCATTTGATATTCAAAATGAATTAAAGCAGGTAGGAATGAAAACTGATACTGTTTCTGTTGCCAAGAAGCATTATGAAGATATGGCTATGCTCGTATATGAGGAAAGACTTGCTATGCCTGCAATTGATTTATTGTTTGATGAACTAACACAGTTAAAGATTATGAAAAATGATAGAGTTGACCACCCCCGCAAAAAGTCAAAGGACTTGGCTGATGCTGTGTGTGGAGCAATATTTGGGGCAATATCACATACTCCAAAAAATATAGACACTGAAGTAGAGGTTCACACCTTTAAGGACAGACCAAAGACTCCAGAGGAGCAATTTGACCTGGAAAGTCGCAATGTGATACAATATAAACCTAGCCAAATAGAAGAGATAAAAGACTATTTGGACAGACTAAAAACACTATAAATAAGGAGAAATACCGAATGAATTCATTCAAGAAAATCGCACTAGCCGTGGTTGCAGCCATGACTTTGGGCACAATGGTAGCAACACCTGCAAGTGCTAACACCATGTCAGTTGTAGCATCCACATGGAATGCCGCAAAAACAGGTGGCGCAGGATATGACACGCCAGCAACTGCTGGAACAGCGCTAACGACTGCAATCGTACGTCCAGTACCTGCAGACAACACTGTTGACAATACAGACGTTGTTCAGATCGTAGCAACAGTGGTAGCAGGAACATCAGTTACTGCAACTTCAACAAATGCAACAATCGTATCTGCACTACACTCAACTGCTGCACCAGTAGGAGCAACATCAGGATCATCATCTTTGACAGTTGCAACTGGTACAGGAACAACAGCAACATTCTATGTCTACACAAAGACAACAGCAATTGGAACAGTTGTAGTTACAAATGGTCCAGTAACGGTAACATACTATGTACAGGGTACTGCTGGTCTAATTAATAATCTATCAGTTTCTGCACCTACAACAGGTGCTGCTGGTACAAAGCAAGACATCGTTGTAACTGCAACAGATGCATTTGGCAACAAGGTATCTGGTAAGTCAATTACAGCAACTGTATTTGCTTCAACAGCAGTTATGGATACAGCAACAGTAACAACTGGTGCTACACTAACAGATTTTGGAACAGCAACCTTTAAGGCTACTCTTCCAACAACAGGAACACGCTCACTAATTACATTTGCTCCAACAACATCAACAGATGCAGTTGCAGCAGCAGTAGTTGGTTTGACTGCTCCAACACTTGCTCCATTCGCAGAGATTTCAGTTCGTGATCTAGTATCAGAACTTGCTGCTGAAAAGGCTGCACTTGCTGCTGAAAAGGCTGCACTTGCTGCTGAAAAGGCTGCACACGCTTCAACAAAGGCTCAACTAGAGGCAGAGGTTAAGGCAAAGTCTGCACTTGCAGAAAGCCTAGCAAAGGCCAATGCTGACCTAGTAAAGGCAACAGCAGAAGCAACTGATGCAAAGAAGGCAGAAGCAAGCGCTCTAAAGGCACTTGCAGATGCAGGCGTTGCTGCAGATAAGATTATTGCACAGTTCAAGTTGGACTTGGAAGCAGCGAATGCTTCACTTGCAACACTTACTGCAGAACTTGCAGAACTAAAGGCTTCACATGCCAAGGCACTTGCTGATCTAAAGGCTACATCAGATAAGGCAATTGCAGATGCAAAGGCTGCTGCAGATAAGGCAGTTGCAGATGCTGTAGCAACAGAGAAGGTAGCGGGTGCAAAGGCACTTGCAGATGCAAAGACTGCATCAGATGCTGCTCTTCTTGCTAAGGATGCACAGATTGCTAAGTTGACTGCAGATAATGCTGCAGCGATTAAGTCTATGAAGGCTGCATTTAACAAGTTGGCTACTCAGTGGAACAAGAAGAATCCACGAGCAAAGGTCGCTCTGGTTAAGTAATTAATCCAACACTAAAGGGGTTGCCAATAATGGTAGCCCCTTTTTTGTGCAATAAAATGATATAATAACCTTATCAGACATCTCGTCTGCAAGGGGGAAAGGTAAATTAAAAAACTAATACGCATACTATCAGCCACACTTTTAGCGTTTGGCTGGCTTATTATCTCCCCAGAAGGTGCACACTCTGACGACCCTCTAACTGTTGCAGCCCAAGAAATACAGGAACTTAACGATAGCGTAGATGACCTTGGTTACCAAGATGACTTTATAGATCTTATAGAGATAGCAGAAAATAAGTTTGCCTCAGCCACAAATGCGAAGGAACTTAAAGATGATGCCCATGATGCTCATGAAGATGCAGTAGAGGCAGAAGCCACAGCCTTAGAAGCAAAGAACCTTGCCCAGTCAAATGTGGATGGTCAGACAGCCACAGTAGCCTTGGCCCTTGAACATAAAGACAACGCTCTTGAAGAAAAGAATGATGCTCAAGATGCACTAAGCATAGCCAATATTAATGTTCAAACCACTCAATCAAATATGCAGGCTGCTGGAGGAACAGGTTTGGCATACACTGTTTATACTCTTGTTAGACAGGGTAATGTTGCTACCCCAGGATCTGTGCTTTGTTCTGGCACCTGGAACTCAAGCCACATGCAACTACCAGTTTGTGGTAACAGATACGAAAACTTTATAGTTAAGTTCACTGGTCAAATAACAGTACCGTCTTGGTTCACATCAACATATTTTGCAGGATATACAGATGATGGATTTAGAATGTATGTAGACGGGCAACTTGCTGTTGATAACTGGGTAGAGCAAGGAACTAATTGGAGCGATTATTCACCAGTATATGATGTTAGCGAAGACAAAACATTGAGTGTAGAGATTTGGTGGTATAACGGTGGAGGACCAGGATCTTATCATCTTGGATGGGCAATTCCTGGTGGATGGACTGGAGCAGGTTGTGACTATGCTGGAAATCCAAGAGTATGGGGACAAAACTTTAGTTGTAATCTTAATACATTTTCCTCTGGATCAGGACCAACCCAAGCACAGATAAATGCTTACAATGATGCTGTTGCAGCAAAGGATATAGCACAAACAAACTATAACAATAAATTGGCAGTATACAATGACAAACTAAGCGTATACAACTCTGAGAATGCAACACTGTCATCAATGAATCAGGTTTTGCAAACTAAGACACAGGAACATCTTGATGCCGTTGCAGATACAGAAGATGCTT